GCTTTCTTAAATCTCTGCTTTTACCAGGCCAAATGTTTCTTCTATCTTCATAGGCATTTCTGCACTGATCAAAATATGATTCAAGGTCCAGCACGGTCTGATCATATGCATTTCTCAATACATTGATGTCAGGGGTCTTGCTATAATATGTTAAGGATTCAGATGCTTCTGTATGCATGCTTTTTGGGCTCTCTTTATAACTTTAAATACGTAGTTCTTGGGCATACCTATCATATCACACAATTTCTGTGACGGGATTTCATCATAATCTAAAGTCATGCATCTCCTGAAGTATTCCCAATTTATCAACCTTTCAGCATTAGCGTGAACCCATTCGCGGTTCAGAGTAATGTCATCCTCTGGTTGGACTTCTGTATCTGTTTCTAGCATCTCAGAATATATTTTGTTTTACTTGCCTGAAGGTACTTCCACTTGCGTCCTTTATTTCCTCTATCGTAATGGACTTCTTTAGCATCCTGCTTTGAAATTTTCTTGGTACAACGCAAGGAATTACTCTACCCAGTTCCTCTACGTTTGCGTACACGTACGACGGGTTCGGTGCTAACCTAACTACAGTACCCTTGTATTGCTTAGGGTGCAACTCAGGGACATCAATTGCTGCAGCAAGCAGATCTTGACCTTCTTCGCTTACCCAAGTCGCTTTACCCTTACCAGTGAGCATTTCTGCTGGCAATGAGTTCTTCGCAATATTGAGGGCTTCATCGAATTCAACCCCGTTTTCTTCTGCTATTTTAACTAGTTTTATTTTTGGCATTAGTATCCTCCTTTATTTCCTCGGTCAAAGAACCTTGGGTTATAGTGATCTGGGCCATCCCCAGAGTTAATCATACGCAGATAGCGTATGCAATCAAAAAAGTCCTTCAGGGCTTCATCCGACTTGCCCTCCGAGTTGTAATTAATAAGACTATCAATCAAGTTCCCGCATCTAGCATGTATGTAGCATCTTGGCCTATTAGCTGCATCTATAGGTAGGTTCGGGTTGTACGCGAACCACTCGTCCAAGGCGTTGATGCCTGTGTCCTCGTTTACCCCGCTGCTAGGTATAAAATCCATACCGTTGTCAGAGAATACAGTAAAAAGGTCCTCGTTGTTTTCATTCTCCCTAGCAAAGTAACGACTGTCCCCAACTCTCTCGCAGACATGTATATTCATTTCCTGCTCAATGTCCTCAAACAAATCCACGTACGATGCAACATCCAGCCCGATCTTCTTTGAAGCAGGGCCATATTTCCACTTAGGATCACCAAATATCGCCCATTCTCCGTACGTATCCCTGTCTGGCCATTCTCGCATAATATAAACTTCCCCTTCGTCGTTTACAGCAGCCCATATACAAGAGAAGTTCCTTGCGCCAGCTGGGTCCAAGACATGATAGCAACTGAAGTCCTTCTTGCTTGATACGTCTGGGAAGGCCATACCATTGGAATTCTCCTCGTCCGTCAGGACGTTCACCGATGTACTGAACATTGGCAGCAGGGAAGTCATACTCTTGACTGGTATACCGTAGGCACGAACCAGAATCTCCTCTTCTGGCCTATTAGCTAGGTCCTTAGATATTCTGGCGTAACCACCCCAAGGGTTCTCGTCGGAGTGCAAATAGACAATCTTCGCGTCTCTAGTACTGCAGCTCTGCACCACAGGCAGCTCCCTGTCCAGTAACTCGGCGTACCGAGTCTCCTCTATCTCTGCACCAGCCAAGTACTCCGCTACGAACGGAGTGAATCCATCAATAGGGGTAAAACCAATGATCATCTTGGAGTCCCTAGTAGCAAGTCGGAAACGAAGGGTATTGACCAATGCAGCGTCACCTAGATATTCGTCAAGCCAACTGCCGATATTCAACCCCTTGGGGTCCTTGAACCCGAACTCCATACCCTCCAGAATGGTCTGATTGTTACTGAACTGTGTATAAGTCTTGAAATCAACTCTGGTTCTGGTGTCTGGGAAGATGAAACTCTTGGCCGTGAAGCCATTCTGCATACTGTAATTGATATAACCCTCAATGCCCTTAGTCTTCTTCTTGAACTCCTTAGGCATCATTTCCCAGATTGCAGCTTGCTGCACCTTAATACTGGTATCTTCATTCTGGCTGAAACAAACAATATGCCCATCCATGCTCTCCTGCACCGCCCGCATTACCGCCTTAGCGCAACCCGTCGTCTTACCGCTACGATTACCACCTAGAATCAGGGCCTCGTCAGAGACCTGCAATGCATCCTCAATCCTACTCCATCCAGGGAGGTTAAATCCATAGCGCAGCGGATCCTCCAGACTAGCATGAATCCTCGATTCGTGCTTACCGTGCAGCTCCTTAAGTAGGTCTGGCTCCGTGTCCCATAGGCGCACAATCTCGTCGTCCGTCAAGGACGGCAGCATTGGGTGCTTAGTAAATATAAGTGACATTATAGCTCTTCCAATTCAACTACCGCTGGAGTCTCCTGCAACCTAGCCCGAATCTCAGCAATCTCCTTCTCGTAGTCATCGTCAGAAAATACCTTCTTCTCTGCAGTAATACTAGTTACTTCACCCCTGGCCGTAAGGGCTTCACGCCCTGCATTCGCCTTAGCCACCGAAAGCTCCTTTAAGTCCCTAAAGGACACCTGCATGTCCGCGTCGTTCTCCATCCTGTCGCGCACTGCATCAATCAAATCCTCCTCTAGACTGGACATCTGAATGTAATTCCTAGCTGCAAGCTTTCCGCCCAGTTCCTTGAACTGCTTCATGTGGTCAGCGAACTCCACCAAAATATGCACTACCGTATTCCTGGAAATCCCGTACTTGCGTACCAGCCTAGTCTGACTAGTCCCTGTACTAAACAAATACAGCACCTTAGCCACCTTCTCAGGGTTGTGCCTAGCCAAGGACTTCATCTTCTGCAGCTCCATTGTACTAGCGTACTCCTTGATAGCTTCTCTAATACCATGCATAAGGGTATCTTTCACCTCCGATAGAGGATCAACTTCTTTTAAGTTATTTTCATTTTCTTCTTGCATAAATAATATATGCTATAATAGTGCTGCATTAACGGGCCTGTCAAGACCCAAAACATAGTCCATAGGGTAAGCTCTTAAAACGGGTGCAAACGATCCTACAGGTAGCTCTGAGACGACATTAAAAGCAAGCAGTTCAGCCAGAACAAGTACTAGTAGGAATACTGGTGCCCTGCCTGAACTATGGGTTGCCTCCCCTGACATGCATGAAGGGAGTCATAAAACAACGCTGCAGTACTACGGATGAACGTTCGATAATACCCAGTCCGACATTTTTAATGTCTAATACTGCATTTTGCCTGCGGCGAAGCTGTGCCTACCCATAAAGAACGCAAATAAAGTGATATAATAAGCCATGACCAATAGAGAACGAATTGCCAAGATGAAGGACAAGGCCTACCAGGCCCAACCCGCACAGAAAAAGCGCAGAGCGCAAAGAAACAAAGCCCGTAGGGCAGCCATCCGTACGCACGGCAGAGCCGCCCTGAAGGGCAAAGATATAGACCACAAAGACGGAAACCCTATGAACGGGTGCAAGTCCAACCTGAGAGTCATGTCCGTTAAGCAGAACAGAGGTAGGAACAATAGAAGCAAGTAGCCCTATATCGTGAAAATCCGATCCAGTAAGTCGGATATTCACGGTAATGCCCCTATGAGAGAGGTTTTTTTTTAGAAGGGTCTAATGTATTATAGAAATTCGTCGAACAAAAATTGTTTGACCCCTCCACCCCTTTGCTATGATAGCTAATGCGTTCGTCGAACGACTTCGTCGGCTTCGCCCCTTCGGGTTCTCCTCTCGTTTGGTAGCTATCATGAGCCCAGCGGGCGACAGATGTCAAGTTTTTTTTCATTTATTTTTAGGTGCTCAGGTGTGCACTAGTTTGTCATGTCAAGCACTAAATAGGTGCTCAGGTGTGCACATAAATAGTTGAAAATAAATATCGACTTTATTAGGTACGAGGTCATTCTCTTAATTGTCACAGCCACTACGGCAAAGGCAAAAAACAAAAACCATAACAAAATGCAAACATATAAAATAGAAGTATCGAAGGAACAACTCGACGGAATACTCGAGGCGATCGAAGCAGGATTCACCCGCACAGTCAAAAACAAGATCTCGTACGGATCTCACAAGGATACAGCGGACTGGATCTCGGATAACAAGGACGAGCTACAGCAGCTCAAGGAGGCGACACTGCTCAGCTCGGTGCTAGGAAAGAGCTGGCACTGGTCAAGGGTTGAAAGTGAAACCTCGGAGGAGGACGAGGATTAATCAGTTGGGGCGCTCGCAAGAGCGTCCCGCTTTTTAACTAAAATATATCATGACACTAAAAGAAATCATAGAATCGCTAGACTGGCTCGTCAAGGACAGAGTCGCAACGCAAGGAGAAGTTAACCTTGTCTGCCACATCAACGGTACAACGCAAGCCACAGTAGATGAAATATGCTACGCCAAGACTGGCTTTGACTACGAGCAACTGAGAGCGGAATCTTAGCATAATGGTTCAGCCTCACCCGAAAGGGTGGGGCTTTTTTGTGTCTACTCCCAGGGCGATACCGTGTGAACGGGGGATGAACGGGGGATGAACGGGGGGAGGGCATGATAGCTAATTGTACAAAAATTGTTACTTCGTAATTTTTCTGCGAAAAACATTAGCAATTTTCTTCAATTAGCTGTCATCAATAGCACCATTAGCGCTGGCGTCAACGCTGTTTCCGCTGGTTTTGCAGTTAGTTTTAGCGCTTATACTGTGCCCGATTCGGTTCAATTTATTTACTGGTAGCACTTGAGGTTGTTTTTTTGTTCGCCTGATGGAATAGGTACATGCACTATATACTTAAGGCACACGACGTGCCCCAAAAACAAAAACCAAAACCAAAGGAAAAAAGATGAAACTCGAAGCAACTATAGATGACCAACTCCTGTACGACTTAATCGCCGACCAGATTGAGGAGCTCGACCTCAGCTCCGCTATTGAAGACTGCATTATGGATAGTTATTCAGTCGAAAGTACGATTGAAAGCAAGTGCGATGAATTCAGTAGAGACATCAGTAACGACGTGGAAGAATTCGACGTTAGAGTGACAGTGATGGAAGAAGCAGTGCAAAGAATAACCGAAACGCTTGAAGCGATGGCAGCGGCTTTCAGTGGTGCAGAAATATCTTCACTGCAAGCTGACTTGGACTATCAGAAGAGCCAAAACGAATCCTTGAGACTTCAACTGGCTGAAGTAAAGCAACAAAGTTGCCCAAACCCTCAAATCTAATCAAATTAATCTATGCTCGCGCCTTCAGGGCGCGAGCTTTTTTACTATGCAAGAAGAAATAATCACGCCACGACGCACGACGTCATTTTCACAGGGGGACTCACGTGTCGCTGTATGGTGGAGGAAAGTTCGCTACTTCAGATTCTTCAGGGGGAGTTGGCATGAATGCAACGAGCTCGTAAGGGTTTCGCTATTCGACGAACGGACAGTAAAGACTGAATACATGAAGGCAAACGCAAGACAGGCGGGACAATTGTACCGCTGGTACAACAATAAACTATTGAAAGGAACAAAATCATGAAATTACTAACAAGCGGAAATCAAAAAATAGAAAAAGGGGAAAAACTAGGTTACACGACGTACGGTGTGCATCTGGCGCCATTCAACCTATCGGGGAGGAATGTTTGCAGCCACGCAAGTGACGGTTGCGCGATGGCTTGCTTGAATACAAGCGGGCGCGGGCAAATGACTAGCATCCAAGAAAGCCGAATAAAGAAAACTCAGTACCTCTTTAATCAGAAAAAGGAATTCATGCAGCAGCTACAGAAGGAAGTTCAGCTGGCGGTAAATCGGGGACAGAAAAAGGGCATGAAGGTTTGCTTCAGGTTGAACCTGACAAGCGACTTACCGTGGGAAAATATGAAACTGGATGGAGGGCTATCGATCTTCGAGACATTTCCTGACGTGCAATGGTACGACTACACAAAAAACCCGAACAGAATGTACCGATTCTTGCGCGGGGAATTGCCTTCAAATTACCACTTAACGTTCTCGCGTAGCGAGTCGAATCAGGGGCACGTTGAAAAAGTCCTTCAAGAGGGCGGAAACGTGGCGGCGGTGTTCAGGAATGCATTGCCCAAAGAATATATCGGACATGAAGTTATATCGGGCGACGAAACGGACTTGCGTTTTTTAGACAAGCGCAATTGTGTGGTCGGTCTAACCGAAAAGGGTCTAGCAAAAAAGGATTTGACGGGTTTCGTCATTGGTTAAATGGTTCCGTCGCGTCTTCGGGCGCGGCGGTTTTTTACTCAAACAAAAAGAAAACATAAACATAAAAGGGGGGATTAATGAAAACAATGGAAACAAAACAGGCACCAACTAACGTAGAGAAAGTCACTGTAGCAATGGAGTTTGGCTCGCCGATGAATCAAATAGTAATTCTCACGGCAATCGATAAGTACTGCGAAAGAGTGCTACGAGAAGAGAAGGAACCTGACAACTGGGGGAACCTGATCGACTGGGGAGCATGGCAAGCGGCATGCAGGGACGTACAACAGAAAATCAAATAGGGGAGAATTATGACACTACACAAAACGATAGAGCAGTTATCCTCTGAACTAGCTGAAGAGCTAGTTGAGCACAGGATGGGAGAGCACATGGTCTGGGAAGACCGTGAAGACGGGAGCGAAGGCTTCACGGAAGAAGCGCAGGACTTATTCTGCGAACTACAATCAATAATCCAGCATCACCTATGGAAGGGGAGCAAATAGAATGAAAGAATCAATAGAAGAAGTACAACGGAAGGCATCGAAACTAGCTGAAGAGCAGGTGCTCTGGGAGCTATCATTAAGGGACGCTTACGTCAGTACGCCTGACGGGGGGGAGGAGTTCTCTAGTAAAGCCAAGAAGCGCTTCAGCTACTACTACGACATGCTGAAGGGGTGCATGCTCGCGGAGGGCACTACAGCGCCCATATACACCACTGAAGGCATGATGCTGGCTTCGTCCAGTGCAGCTGATACCGATGGCAAGTATCTGTTCAAGACCTTCATGGGCAGCACGAGGGAGACTCCGACAAGGGGGGAGCCTAGCAGCAAGGAGGAGTTCCTAGATAGGCAGGGTGCCTATATCGAGGGTATGGCAAAATCAGTAGCAAAGTGGGGGACTAGATTCGAATGACAACAAATAATACCTGTCAACTAACCAACAACCAAATCAATACCATGAACAAAACAGAAGCATATATAATAGCATCAAAATTCTACCTAACCGAAGAGCTACCATCGGACTTTTTCGAGCTAGACGAGCAAGAATTGACGGACTTCATCCGAGACAACAGGTGGGAACCATTTGAAGAGTGGGAGCCACACGGCATCTGGGATCTGATCGAAGATCTAGCCTCCGAATTTCTAACCATAACCAACACCGAGAAATAACCTATGAACAAATACAAAACAGAACTATTCGACGTGACCTTCAACGAGGCTAAGGTGCTGAAGGGTTGGAGCTACGTTACGAT